CTGTATCAACCGGAGTTGCGATTGCAGTATCTGAACTAGGCCAGTTATGTGAGCGACCGATGTATAGATAAGTACTATCAGTACCTACGTCATCGCGAAAAGCCCCCGCGTTATTGACCCTAATTTGTTTTGATACGATGGCCGTCATTTTATAACCTTACCTCATTTAATTTAGTTAAAACTATTTATACACGTTATGTGATGTTAATCACTGATTCAAACGATATATTTAATTTTCCTCCAGTACCAGCTTGAGCAATAGTAAAATTACCATAATTACTCATTGGGCCAATATCTGGTAAAAATTTATATTTTTCTACATGCAAGAATGTTGGTCCTATTGCAAATTCATTAATAGGCTGAAGGACAAACGTAAGTGCAACATTTAGATTTACTCCACCAATCTGTGGTATAGCAACATCTACAACTACTGGATCTACAAACACTGGAATTCCAGTATCTTGAGTAGAAAAGTCTGCAACACCTTTGGCAGCTACAGGATTACCTGATGCACCAGTTGCTTGTGAGAAGATAGTTACCTCACCAAAGAAAGCAAAGCCAGATGGGTGAAGTAATTTTTTAACAACGTCTTTCCAGTTATCAATTGTTTGACCAGTTTTGATAACATAGGAAAATGATTGGTAATACCGAGAGTCTTGTATAAACTTTTTAACCGATAGTTTACCATCATCGTTTTTCCACCTTTGATTTGTTGGATCCCAATTACCAGAAGAAGGTTTAAGAATATCAACACGTGGAAAAAATAATTCAATCTCATCATTAAAGATAAGACGGAAAAGAGCTTTATAAGAAGGTTCAGCACCTTTTGAAAGGTATATATCTGTAATATTCTTATATAATTTTGATTTGTCCGCAACAACAGTTTCAGGAATTGGAACAGCTAATTCTCTTTGTAGCATTTCCAAAAATTCAGTACCAACAGTATCAAGATTACGATGAGCAGGTAAAGACTTTAAAAATGCTTCAGGCTGGTCTGGTTCTTGAAGAAAGTCATAGTACGCTTCCATGAACTTCATTAGTTCAGGCTTTTCGAGCTGAATATGCTCTGGTACTATATTTGATACTTTATGTGACATTAACTATTGTTCGCCGTAGTTGTGTAACCGATACCTGCAATAACTGATCCTGTAGCAATTTCATCAATTTGTGGTGTAACTGCAGTTTGTAGTAAATCAATTTGAAGTAACTGGTTACGTTTAGGTGCCAAGTCATTTGAACTTGGTGTGCCTGTTACAGTTATATATGTATTAGATCCTACAAGGCCTCCGTCAGGATTAAACTTAGTAAGTACTACAGTACCTGTGTTAATATTGACTGTTCCTGCATCAACTGTTGTAATAATCTTTTGATTATTTGAAATTCTGTAAAGTTGAAGTGTTCTAATATTTGGATCACTTGTTGGAATATCCTGCATCTTATGATTAAAGCCATTCATAATAAATTCACTTGAATCAATAACTGAATCACCAGTAGCAAGATTAGAAGAAAATGGACTTGAAAACGAAAGCGTATATTTTTCTGCACTTCCTATTGTAGGATATAATCTTTTTTGTACAAATACTCGTTGAATAGTATTTAGAATAGCTGGGTTTGTAGCATCTACTGCAGTTGTTACTTGTGATGCTCTAAACACACCATCAAACTTTTTTAGATTAGTATTATTATAGTTTGTGATTGTAGCAATAACCTTATCTTTTAATTCACCAGCTGTAAGTGATGTTAAGTTTGGATCATACTTAAAAAATACTTCTAGTTTAATGTATGTATAATCAGGGTCAACAATTTCCGGTGTAATAGACACTAAGTTTTTAGTTTTAAGAATAGAGTCTTTAATAAACTGCTTTTGAACTTCTGTTAAAGTTTCGGCATTACCGGGTTTAATAGATAAAAACACTTTACCATATTCTGGTACAGCTTGTTCTTCTCCACCCCAAACTGAAACTGTTTCAGCATTTGTATAGTTATTTTTTACAATAGCTTTATAATCATCAGCAGTTACAACTCGGTTTTGAGATAAGAAAGAAAGTGGAGCATTAAACTTAATAGAGTCTACAGCTTCACGAACAGCACCACCTCCAGCAGCCGATGCTAAAGTAATATTTACGTTTGTATTACCTTCAATACTTCCTGTAAGAGAAAAGACAGTTGAGTTATTTGCAGCTTCTCCATCAGTAATTAAATATTCTATTTGTACAATATTGCCTGCTGATAACTTTTTACCAAAGACACCATCACCAAAATAAATTTCGTATTTTCCATCTACACCTTCTTGTAAGAAATAAGCGTTTGTGGCCGATGTAACATCAACGATATTAGTTACAAGAGTATGAACTTCAAAATCAGATGATCCGGCATTTGTCTTTACTTTTACAATTAAAGTAGCTGTATCAATATTGATATCTGGTATTTCATACTTTTGTGAAGTTGATGTATCGTCAACAATAAATTCTTGTGTTCTTAAAGTACCTTGATTAACCTGTACACCACTAAAGGTATAAACACCACTTACTGGTTGAATTGTCTGAGCTTCCAGATTAATAAAAGTATAATTTTTATTATCAATTGTTGTTTGAAAGGTTGTACCCTTTGCCATTGATAAAGAACTAGGAGAACCAGATGGAGCATTTACTGTTACATTAAGTGACGCAAATGGCGAAGTGGTAGATCTAGGAAGGTACCCTAATGACTTAGCATGTGATACTACATTATTTCTTACTTGTGCTGTATCTAGGAATATTTCATTAATATTTAGATTAGCATTAAATGCGTTATAGAAAGTGTTATAAGCAAGAACATCAATAATAGTGCTGAGAGCCGATCCTTCATAATCGTAGTCTGCAAGAGTAGATTGAGCTCGTAAAAATGTTTTAAGATTGGCTTTGATTTGATCAAAATCCATTTCTGTAACATTAAGTCTCTCCTTTGAAACTGTAATAGCCATATTTTTTCCTTACCTTATTCTCTCGAGAAAGAACTCTGTAGTTCCTCTTTGTAAATTAGTTATCATTTGAAACTCTATTGAAACTTTAAATCTATTAAAATCTTCTTCAGCATCAACATCTACATTTAATAAATTTACTCTTGGTTCAAAGTTTAATACTGTTTCTTCAATAGCTTCTTGTAAATCGATAGATGTAAAAAAATCGGCAGGCTCGAATAATAAAGCTCTAATACCAGATCCCAAATTTGGATTAAAAGGTCTTTCTCCTCTTGATGTTAAAATAAGATTCTTAATAGACTGTTTAACAGAATCTAAATCTTTTAAAATTGTAACATCTTTTGTATTTGGATGTTTAATAAAAGCCAAATCAAAATCAGAGTATAGCACTGATCTGCTAGTAATAATAGCCTTTCCGCTTACGTCTGATTTTGTTTGTGTTCTTGCCATTTTATGTTATATACTTTTCTATCATCTCTAAACGATCGTGTGCGGCAGCCATTTTATCAAGTTCTGCCATAACTGCTTCTACTACGTCACTGTGTTCACCGATACCAGCTGGCATTGTTTGATATACCGCAATGTTAGTCTTATGTACTTCAATTTCAGCTTCTGCTTGCTTTTTAGCTGCTTCAATAATTTGTTCACCGATTTTCATAATTAATACCTTTCGTAACAGTGAATGTTTATATAGATCTATTTATACTCATTACTGCGTTGCAGTGGACACTACTGCATTAGTATGTGCACCTACACCAGCAAAATCTGCTTTATTTTTATCTAATTCAGCCTTACCGTCTTCATATAGTTTAAAATCTGCTTCTGCAGCTGCTGTACCTCCAACCTCTTCTATATTATTATTGTAATCTTCTTTAAAAGCTTTTTCACCTTTATCAAAATTTTCTTGAGAAACTTTTCCAGTAAGAACTTCTATATAAATTATTAACTGATCTTTAATATGATCACGTCTACCCTGTACATTGTGATATTCTATTTCTGCATCTAAAAATCCTTCATACCATTTTGCCTGACTTGCAGACATTTTACCAGTCTTATATAACCTATCTCTTTTTGCTGCTCCAGATCCATTAATACCAGATCCACCAGTAGCACCAAACTCAGGTTTCTTTTTTTCTTTTTCATAAGCTAGACGGGCTGCTTTTACTTTTGGAGTAAAATAATCATTAACTGTTTTTAATACAGCACCTCTTGTTTTATATGCTCCACTAAATCCTGCATTACTTCTAGAGGTACCAGCTGGAGATACAGAAGATACTAAAGAACTAAGGTCAAGAGTTGTTGGGCCAGTAATTGTTATTTCTGGTGATACAGTTCCGTCTGGTAATGTAATGGCTGGAATCTTTGTTGTAATTTGATCAAAAGATGGTAGTTCTAAAGGTGCAACATTAGGAATAGCAGCTTCTTGGGCTTTTGTTATTTCTTTACCAGCAGCATCTAATTCTTTATTAGGAAACTCAG